GCGGTCTTGGCCTGCTCCGCGCGGATCTGGTCGAGGTTGTCGACCTTCGCCTTGTAGTCGTCGAACACCGACTGCGACACGACGACGTTCCCGGCTGCCTTCACCGCGTCCATGGCCTGATCGAGAGTCGGGCCGTCGGTCCGCTCGTTCAGCGCCTCGTCGATCGCGGCGACGATGGTTGCCTCGTCGGCGTCGGCCGAGATGCCGAGGCGCTTCGTGAGGTCATCTTTCAAGGTGCCCATCGGCTCCTCCTTCTTGTGATCCTCCGCCTCGGCGGCAGAGGGGTATGTGGGCCGCGGCGCGGCATGGCGCCCGGCGTACGCGAACACGGACAGGTCGAACGCGTTCTTCGCCTTGGCATCCGAGGGCTTCGCGCCATCGACACGATCCGCGAGACCGGCTTCGACCGCTTCCGCGTCCGAGTACCAGGTCTCTGCGGTCATCGCGTCGCGCCACTGGCTGATGTCGCCACCAGCCTTGTCGGCGTAGATCGACGCGATGTTGTCCGAGATCCGGCCGAGCTGGTTCGCCATGTCGGCCATGTCCTTGGCGTTGCCGATGCACTCGCCCCAGGCGTCGTGGATCATCAGCTCGGCGTTGCGGCGCATGACGACCTCGTCGCCCGCCATCGCGATGAATGACGCGGCCGACGCAGCAAGCCCCTCGACGATGGTCGTGACCTTCGCCTTGTGCGCGCGCAGTGCGTTGAGAATGGCGATGCCCTCGAAGACGTTTCCGCCGGGAGAGTTGATGCGCACCACGATCTCCGGGGTGTCGATCGCGTTCAGCTCCTGCACCATCTCCGAGGCGGATACACCGCCGAAGAAGAAGCTCGCACCGATCCGGTCGTAGATCAGCACCTCGGTCGACTCCGCGGTGTCCGCGGCAGCGGAGATGCTGTACCAGTGGCGTGTGGTCACGCGTCCTCCTCAGAACTCGGCTCCTGGCCGTCGTTGCTGCCGCCGCTCGGCGGCTGTTGGCCAGGGGGCGGTGTGCCCTTCGGGGGAAGCCCGTACTGCTGGCGGGTGTACTCCTCAAGATCGCGGTCGAGGCGGATCAGACCGGCGTCGATCAGCATCTTGAGCGCGTTCGCGGTCAGGTCCTGGCGCGATCCGATCTCGTCGAAGACGATCTGCGGCGCGGGGACGTCGCGGCCGAAGTTGATGTCGACGAGGTCTTCGACGATGTGGGCGTTCGCGATGTCGCGCACCGTCTCTCCGAATGCCTGCACGGACTGCACGAACGTGTCCGCCTGCACCGACGCGAGGGCATAGGAGCCTCCGCGGTCGAGGTTCAGGAAGTGCGCGAGGCCTGCGAGAGCGATCTGTCGGTCGTGGTACTCGATCGCTTGACGCATGTCAGGCAAGTTGCCCTGCACGCCGAGCAGCTTGAAGTCGGCTCCTGCGGGCAGGCCCACACCGGATTTCTCACCGCCGCGGTACTCCGTTGCCATGTCCCTGTACTTGTCGACGACGCCCTGCTCGGACCCTTCCGGGGCGGTGGCCACCGGGACGCCCATGCCGTTGCGTCGTGCGACGGCGGCCTCGATGCGCATCAGCTCGTCCTTGAGCAGCCAGTGCTTGTACGCCGGCCGAAGCAGGGACGTGCCGACCCAGTTGCCCGGCTCGGGGTCGCGGACGTAGGCGACGAGCCGGTCCACGGGGATTCGGATGCCGCCGTTGATGACGTCCTGCGCGGTGTAGTCGAGCGACGGGATTCGCTGCACGATCGCCTTGAGCCCGCCGTCGCGCGCGACGTCGATTCCTTCGATCGTGCGAGACGGCCGCGGTGCCAGCTTCTTGAGGTAGAAGCGACCCTCGTCGTAGTAGTAGACCTGTTCGAAGTAGCTGTGCCCGTAGGGCAGCATCAGGAGCGCCACGCGGAGGTGCTCGGCCCAGGAGAACCGTCCGCGTGTGCGTGGTCGCGGCTTGTCCTCGCTCGACTCGTTCTGCACTGGGAGACCGAGGTTTCGTGCGACGAACTCGGTGACCTCGTCGGAGGCGCCGTTTGGCTCGACTCGCCACGGGGTCCGCCGGATCGGCAGTCCGATGGCAGATTCCACCGACGAGACACGGCCGTCCTCACGCCGCATCCGGCCGAACACGCCCACGCTGTACGGCCACCGCAGTTCCGGGACGCGCTCGTCGTCCATCCACTGCTGCCAGCCAAGGATGTTCGTTCCGCCGTCGGAGCGGACGTACCCGACCTCGTAGGAAGGTACTGGTGCCGTCATGTCACCTCACCTCTCTCAGAAGCCCGCTTCGAGCGGATCGAATTCGCGGTTGGACGATCTGTGCGAGTCGAATGACGGTGGCAGCGCCGGTGCCTTCTCGACCTCGACGCCGTACGTGATCAACCCGAACCGGGCGAGCGTCGCCGCCTGCAACGGAGCGATCGGAGCCATCACCCGGTAGTCCCACCCGAACAGGCCACCCGCCATCTCCCGACGCTCAGCACCCAACAGCGACGTCGTGATCGGCGACTCCGTCGGATGCGAGATCTGCTCCCCCATCACGTCGTTCACCAGACCCACACACGCCTGCGCCATCTGCGACGCCGACGTGATCTCCGGCTCGATGCCCGCGGCCTTCAACTCCGGCAGCAACGCCATCGCCGGCGACGAATGGTTTATCATCACCGCGCACGGATCCCACTTCTCGACCAGCGCAACGATCTTCTCGACGACCTTGCACGGCGTCTGCTCGTGGAACCCGACCTCGAGACGCTTCGCGCCGGCCTCCGTGTACGTCGCCGCCGAGATCGCGTACCAGTCACGGTGCCGATCCACACCCAGCGCCACAGGCGAACTCGCCCGCAGCTCCGGCGCATCGTCACCGAGATCACGCCACACAGACATGTCCACGGCCGGTTCGACGTCCGTCTCGTCCGGAGCAGGCCACCGACCAGCCGACAGCCGCTCGATCTCCCACTTGTCGAGATTCCGGCGGAACGACGCCATCTCGTTCCGGATGTACTCCTCCGTCACCAGATACCCCAGCGACGGATTCGCAGCCGCCCAGTTCTCGCGGCTCTCCCGCCACTCCACCCGGTCACCGTCATCGGCGTCATCGGGCAGCTCGGGGGCGGACCACTCCAACCAGATCAGCGACGAGTCACCACCCGCAGTCGCGCGCTCACGCAGCGACGACCACTTGTGGCAGTACTCGTGTGTGTCCGCGTCGGCCGCCGACCCGAGGTACCAGATCTGCGGTCGCTCAGCGGTAGTCAGCAGCGGCATGATCGCGGCCTGCGACGCCGGCGACCAGATCATCGCCTCGTCGATCACCAGACGATCCACCGAGAAACCACGACCACCGGACTTCGTCCGCGTGCGGAACCGGATGATCGAACCGTTCTTGAGGCGAATCGACTCCTTGCCGTTGCCCTGCCGCACCGACGCGATCTCGCTCTCCAACAGCGGATGCGACCGGATCAGCGCTTCGAGCTTGTTCATCGATTCGAGCGCCGTCTGGAACTCGTGCGCCGTGTGCAGGATCGACACACCCGGCTCGTTGATCATCCAGCCGAGCTCGACGACCTCCATCGCACCGTTCTTGCCGTTCTGGCGCGACACCAGCACGCACACTTCGAACGCCGCCCACGCGCCGTCGGGCTTCGCGGCCATCCCCGTCGTGACGACGTCCCGCTGCCAGGGGAACGAGGTGCGGCCGGCGATGTCGGACAGGTCCAGCGCGTCCAGGCCGGGGTCGAGATCCGGTGACCAGTCGGTGTCGGTCCACGGAACCGACCGGACCCTAGGCGCCTGATGTCCGACGAGCGCGAGCGGCGGCGAGCTCATCTTGCAGAGACCCCCCAGCGCTTGCGGTCGGCTTCTCGGATTCGAGGGCGGCGATGATCTGCCGCAGGGTGTTCGACGTCTGCCTCGCCTCGACGGCGGCGTTGTCGATGCGCAGTTCGTACGACTCGGTGCGTAGGTCGTGGACCAACGCCATCCACGTCTCGCCGTCGCCGGCGAGGACCGCGTCGAGCTTGTCGCCGCGGTCGACGAGCCGGCACGCCTCCGTCAGCAGCACCGCCCGAGGGGCGTCGAAGCCCGACTTGGCGCTGTAGTGCTTCCACAGGCCCGCAGCCCTCTCGCCGAGGCCCGGCGGTGGCATCAGCCCTGGTCGGCGCGCTGTGGCCACGGTGGGACCCCCTGCTGGCTCGCTGGGGCTCAGCCCCAGGGGAGAGAAACCGGGACACTGCCCCGCCGCCGAGTGTCCGCCCCCCACCCCCTCGATAATCCTGGGGCTCGGCGCTGGGTGGCGGCGTGCGGCAGGCTGGCTGGCCCGTGGTGGGCGTGGCCGTTGTCGAGGCGGGTGGGGTGGTGGTCAGCGGGGTGGTGTCGGTGGTGGGCGGCTCAGCCCCAGTCGAGTGCGTTGCCGGCTGGTGTGGCATCTGGTCGGTCGTCGAGGGCTGGGCGTTGGTCGTCGCGGTGGCCGTCGCCGCGCTCCTTGTTGCACGTCTCGTGCATCAGTCGATCGGCCTTGGCTCGGCCGGTGGCTCCGGTCTTCGCGTAGTCGGCTCGGCTGACGGTGTGGTCGGCATTGAGTGGCCGGCCGTCCCAGTTGGCGGTGGGGTTGCGGTACATGGGTCGGTTGCACCACCAGCAAGGTGAGCCGTCGCGGTGTGCGCGGATGAGCGCGGCGCGTTCGTTGCGGTGACTGCGTCCGAGCTCGCGGTTCTTGTTGCGCTCGGGCTTGGCCGGCGTCTTCACCGTGACTGTCGTGGTGGTGGCGGCTTGGTCGTCGTACCAGCGCTTGATGACTGGCTGCATCCACCACGGTCGTTCCTTGCGGGCGCGGGCCATGACGACGTCGATGCCGGGGTCGACGGTGATGATCTCGGCACCGCGGTCGCGGTAGTAGCGCAGCAGTGTGGGGCTGGGTGTGGAGTGGATGAGGTAGGTGTCGCTGTCGGTGAGGGTCAGCGCCTTGTCGATCGCCGCTTTGCGTGCGGCCTTGGCCACTGCCTTGACTGCCGCGGTGTGGTCGTGGTCGCTGCCTGTTGGGTCGGGCACGGTGAGGGTGTTGGCGAGTAGGTCGTAGTCGATGACGATGTCGCCGTGTGTGGCGTGCTCGCGTACCCAGGTGCTCTTGCCTGCGGCTGGTGGGCCGGTGATGACGTAGAGGGTCATCGTGGTGGCTTGAATGCCTCGGTGGGGTTGATGCCGCGTTGGGTGAGGGCGTCGTCGACGATGGTGTGGACGTTGGCTCGGCCTTCGGCCCATTGGCCTTGGGGTTGCCAGACGGGGCCCATGATGCGGCGTATCTCGAGGCTGATCTTGCCGGTGTCTCCGCCGTTGGTGCGGAGTCCGTGTGCGAGTGGGATGACGCGGTCTCGGAGTTCGGCGGTCTGGCGTTCGTCTGCGTCTTCGCGTGCTGCTGCGAGTAGGAAGATGCAGGAGAGGACGCGGTTGACGCGGCCGCGGGCGCTGGTCATCGTGCGCGCGGGAGCACGGTGGGTGTGCGGTCGGGTCGGTAGTTGTCGAGGTCGCCGCTGTAGTTGCGGGTGGATCCGAGGACGAGGGCGATCTCGTCGAATGCGATGTTGCCGTCTTTGCCTGCGGCGAGGGCGTTGTCGATCAGTGTCTGGATGGGTGTGGGGTCGGCGTTGGGGATGGGTTGCCATCCGATGACGCCGGTGTCGGTGGTCCAGAGTGTGCCGAGCGGGAGGATGGTCCAGCGTCCGTGGCCGGTTCGTTCGTCGGCGCGTGTGGCTGCGGGCATCTCGTCCTCCTGGTGGTGTGTGGCCCCGACCCGAGGTGGCGCCAGCATCGTGTGTGCTCGGCTGCATCGGCCTCGGGTCGGGGTGTTTGTGGTGTCAGCAGCGTCGGTCGTGTCTGACGGTGCGGAGATACCAGCGGATCAGTGCGATGACGTGGGTGTCGTAGTAGTCGTCTGCTCGTCCCCACAGGGCGCGCATGGTTCAGGCCCGGTGGCCAATGGTGCGGACGCAGTGCAGGAGTGCGTCGAGTGACCGGGTGAGCAGCCGGCGTGGCATGGGTCAGAAGATGGCGACGAGTGCGGCGATTGCGCTGGCGACGGCGAGGAGCGCCTTGCCGATGGTGAGGATGGTGTCGATGTCGTATCCGAACAGCATTGGCGTTCTCCATCTTCGGGAAGTTTGCTCGGTGTGGCGCAGCGTTGCCCTCTCAGCGAACACAGACGCCGGTCGTGAGGCAGGCTTGGGCGGAACGAGGATCCGCCGTTCACGTCACACCGAGTGGGCAGTTGACTGCGCGTGCCCGGGCGGTGTGTGCCGACCGCTCAGCGGTTCGGCGTCCCCAGCGTGGGCGGGGGCGTTCTGGTGGGGATATGCGAATGCCACCCGGTCTTGGAGACACGGGTGGCACTGCATTCAGCGTAACAAAGTTCGGGATTGGTGTCTTGCCATTCGTTTCCTGCGTGTCTTCGCTTCTCGTTCGATGATGTCGCGGAGGAGGTAGACGGGGGTTCCGTCTGGTGCTGTGCGTTTCTCGATGTCGCCTCGGTTGGCCCATACGCGGATGTGGGCGGGGTCGATGCCGAGGAGGTGTGCTGCGTCGGTGGCGGTGAGTTCGTCGTCGATGCCGTGTTCGGTTTCGACGCCTTCCCAGTGCGGCCGGCTCACGATGCTTCCTTCGGTTGGCGGCGGTCGAAGTCGAGAACTGATCCGAGGCGGGCGAACTGGTCCTTGTCCCACACGGCGCGGCAGCCCTGGCATGTGATGCGGGACTGGTCTTTCGACGCTGCGAGCGCTTTGCGGCCGCAGGCGGGGCATGGGTCCTGCATCCAGATGCGCACGGCCTTGGTCTGCAGGACGTGCTCGGCGCGCATGTGCAGTCGGGACAGGCGCAGGACTGCGTCGACGCCGTCCATGGTGGTGCGTTGCACGTAGTCGCCGCCGTCGGGATGCGCTTCCATGATGGTGATCTCGCGGCTGGGCATGTCGATGAGCGTGCCGAGTCGGGAGGTGATGGCGGCGTGTGTGGCTTTCACTGCGGGCCAGGAGCGCATCGGGAAGTCGTCGCCGCGGGTGAGGATCCGCGCCCACCGGTGCAGTTCGGTTTCGATGTCGTTGAGGAGTGCGTCGACGTCGAGGCGGATCGGGATGGGGTTCGGGCG